CAAGTTTTTCTGCAGCTTTCAGCAATTTTTCCCATTTTTCGTCAGGCAATTGAGGAACAACTGGTGTTGGTGTTACCACTTCTTCCACTTGTTCGGGTTCTTCTGCTCTTAGTTCCCGAACCAGGTCTGCCAATGGCATACCTACTTCCTCTTCGAGTTCTTTTGCTGTTGCCTCGATGTTTTTGAGTTGGTTTTCTCTCATTTCTGCTTTTTGGGCTTCTTTGTCGATAACCTTCTCTGTTTGTTCTGTTTCTACTTTCGTAGTGTCCTCGGTATTTTCGACTACGGTTCCTTGTTCCGCTACCGTTTCTGTTTCTTCAACAGTGTCTGTTGCAGGATTTTGCAAGTTTTCTGTCTCCATTACTTTTTCTCCTTAATTGTTTTATAATCTTCTTGATTTTCTTTTATCCAACTAATAAATTTTGATAATTCTTGAATAGACCCCCTTTTATTTTCATCGTTTTCTTTTATGAGGTCTTTTTGAAGAGATTCCAATCTTTCTAATATGTGTGTTTCTATAAACTTCCAACCCTTTGTTGATGTTGTTTGACAAACCGCTCTTATTTCTGATTCTTCCACGATTCCTCCATTGACCGTACTTTGGCGGTTAATTTAGCTAACCAGTCGACAATACTAACCTTAGATAGGTCTGGATTGTCTATCCCAACATAGTGAGTTAGGCCAATCAACTCGTTATAGGTTGATTGGAGCACTGCCTGTGGGTCCTTCTCCTTGTTCTGTCCCTGTTGGGGCTGTTTCTCCTTTTTCTTCAGGGATGTTTTGGTTTCCTTCTTCATTCTCTCCTCCTACATTATTTTGTTCCATCATTGGTCCAAGCCTTGGGCTTAAAAATGCTTTATGGTCTTGAACGTGAGTGTCATATATTGGGTAAACCTCGTCTTGTACTTGTGCCATTTCTTCTTCGTGAACTATAATGTGAACTTCGTGGTCATCGTTTGGAGAAACTTGTACTGCTTTTCCTGCCGCCATTAACTCGTCTTCTTTTTCTGCCTCGTCTTCAGCGCGAGTTATGTTCACTTCTTCTTCGGCGTCATTTGGTTGTTTCATTATTTTTTCTGGGTTTAATTTAAACGCCTCAAAAACATTCTTTTTTAGTTCTCTAGTATTAACGTCTGGGTCTTGCGCAAAGTCTCTAAGCAGCATAATTGCTTCTGACTGTCTTTGTGTTTCGTTCAGAGGATTGTGTTCTTCTATTTCGCAAATAAAATTACCTCTAATGTCTTTATTAGAAATTTCTTTATATTGCTCTCCTTCGGCGGTGTTGACTAAAACCGTTTGAGAGCGGTTAAGGAATTGTTGGTTTCTTGATACTATGAAATTTCCCAGGTCTTCAAGAAACATCTTGTTGGCAATTTTGATTTTCATTTTAAAAACAAAGTTAGCAGCATCTTGAATTAACTTAATTCCAGCAGCAGTATCATTCATGTCCGTAGAGTTTGTCCCTTTAGAGTAATCAGAAACACCCGAGATGTTTTCCATAAACACTTTGAGCATTTCAATAAGACTTGTTGTCTCTGGGTCAACCCCGGGTAACTCAACTACTTTAATCTTTTGTAGGTCATTAACCGTATGAATACCAAACGGTTGAGAAATAAAATTTGATTTGTTCAAACCAGAACCAGATTCTATAAAAACCAACTTATTTAGAGCTATTTTTTGAATGTCAAACGATTGGCAAATCATGTCGTTTAATAGGTTTTGAAGTCCTATCATAAACTCTACTTCTCCCATACCAAGTAGTGTATGAGGAATTGGTCTGTCTACAACAGATATAAATGGTTTATATCCATCCCAGAAGGGGTTGGATTCGTCTCTAATAACAATAGAACGATTAAGAATGGTTATAACCCTATCATCTTGCCAGTATTCTATTAACTCGTAAGCGTCTTTATGTTTATCTTTTGGCTTGTTTATTTCAGTGATGTTTTGAGCAGAGTCGTCTAGGTTTGGTTTTCCGTTTGACGACGAGTTTTTAAGTGACTGTATACTTGACAAATCATAGTTTTTATTTTTTAATAACTCTGTCATTGTCACTATTTTTCTATGAGCAACCCATTCACAACCATTTTTTCCGTTTATTCGGTAACCGTAAAAGTCAAACATAAAGTCATCTAGTGGAATATGTTCTACTGTTGGGCCGTCTTTTCTGAGTTTTTTAATAGTTTGTTCAATATTACCAATTTGAATTTTACCCATTTTAAATATTGGTCTTTTTCTTTTAGATATGTGTTCTTCTTTTTCCCAAACAACTTTTGCTATACCTGTACCCAAAATAAGGCACTCTTTATAAAGACCAAGTTTTGTCATCTCTAATTTATCTTGTCTCATTTGGTCGTTGGCAAGTTCTTCAATATTCGGGGCGTTTTCATCATCTTTTTCTGTTTCGCCTCGATAACGAAAATGTGTTTCGGCTTCTAACATTCTTGGCAGAATAGTTTCAACTGTTGCGGTTGTATACGGAATAGCAACATTTGTTTGATAGTCGTATTGAGGTTCGCTTAATTCTCCCCTAAATATCCTCCACCACTCTTTTCTTTTTTCTTTTATTGGATTAATATAAGATTCAAATAAATTTACCCTATCCACTACTAAGTGAAGGGCTTCATAATTTGGGTCCATTACTTCTTCAATTATTTGTTCTGGCTCTTTTTTCTTTGCCATTTTTATCTCCGAGTGAATCTATTGCCAAACCGTATTCTAGGGTCAGCTTCCTCTATTGTGTTAGTATTTTTAAACATTTGTAGACAAATTGCCGTTGCCATTACTCTGTCATCATAACAGCCTTCTTGAGCATTGGTTCTTCCATTGTCGTCTACAACATAGGTCATACATTCTTCAACAAGTTCTTTCGAGTAGAAAACTGCGTGTTTTTCCCTAATCCAAACTGCCATTTCGTCTATTATGATTGGTTTTGTCCTGACACTTGTATTCCATCCAAGTTTGTTGGTTTTTTTCTCAAATCTATCGTCAAGAACTTGTCTATAATATAAATGAGGGTAATTGTATTGCTGTTTTAATATTTTTAATGTTGTAAGTCCGTGATTATTAGATTCACAACCAACGAAAGCTTCATTGTAGAACTTGGCAATTAGATATGTTTTATCTCCAAGAACGTCTGGGTCACACTTACCACACCATTCAGCACATTGTTCTCCGGTAAATCTGTCAAAAACCTCAATTACTGAGTTGTCGCCTTTTTCTAGCCCTTCCGCGGGGTCAACTCCTATAACATAACTTCCACCGAATACTGGTAACTTCCAAACTGAAAGTTTGCCTTTTTTATCTTGGTTGAATTTTCCGAACTCTACTTCGCCACGAATTGGTTTTTGTGCGGCCAAAAGCATGTTTTTTAAGGTATCAACATCAAATCTTGGACGTCCAGAAGCGACAAAAGCCTCAAAGTCGTTAATAGGATATTCTTGTTCAAACTTTCCGCCAGTTTCTTCAAGTTCTTTCTTTTTTATTCTTCTCCAATAAAGTTGTCCATTGGTCAAAGAATATTCTTCTTTTAGTTTTTGTTCTTCTTCTGATGGCTCAAAATCTGTTGGTGGTTCCAAAGAATACTCTTCGTGAACGTTCCATCCAAAGAAAAAGGCTTTAAATACCGAATCCCCTCGTTTCGCGCGTTGATATTCGTCATAAAAGTACCCACCAACACCGTTCGCCGTAGATTCAAGAAAAATCATCGTATTTGGCGCATAGGGAACCGTTTGCATCATTCCCGCCATTAATTCTTCTGGATGTTCCCAAAAGGCTATCTCGGAAGCGTGAATCAGTTGGTTTGTTTCAGAACGACCAGCTTGGACGTTACCAGCGGTTGAAACGATAACTTTTGAGCCCAATCCTGGCTTTTCTTCTCTTTTTTTCTCATCTGGGTTCTCAAAAACCAGTTGTTTTCGATTAGAATATCTTTTTAGTGGTTTTATAAACGGAGCGAGTCTCTCGTAATAGGTTTTCGTCATTCCAAATAGATTATTTGACGACTCCCCATCGTGAGCGATTATTCTTGAAGAAATGTGTTTGTGCGTTGCGGTATACCAGAAAATAATAGCCTCTATAACTGTTGACATTCCCTCCTGGCGAGCCTTTAATATAATGATTCTAATAGGAGTTTTATTATCAAGGCACTCAATAACATAGTTCACAACCTGCGTTTGAACATAGTTTAGGTGTAATTTGGTTAAGGTGCCTATTTTTGTTCTAATATAGAGGTTTTTTTCAATATAAAAAACAGGTTTAGTTCTCAGGGTCTGAACTAGTTCCTTCTGATTCATCTATTTCCTCCAAATAATCCTCAAAAGCAATACTCCCTGAGTGCGCTACCTGTTTCTTTTCTGTTAGGTCCCCGCGTAATTTTGCCGCTAAGGTCAGTTCTGCGACTCTATTTTTCGGTTTTCCTTTAATATCTTTAACAAGTGCTTCTATAATCATTTCTTTTGTTAAGCCTAAAGATTCAAAAAAATCTTCTCCTAGCTTCCTTTGAAGAGACTCTTTGGTTGTTTTTCCTAAGTTTCGATAAGAAGCGTCTGTTGTACAATTATAAACTTTTCTCGCTGCTTCGGATGCGTTTCCGCCATTCCTTGTATATTCACCTAACCATTTTTTTTGGTTTTCGGTTAAAACTTCGTATTTTTTCATTTTCTCTCTATTATTTTTATGTAAAGTACTTTTTTCCCAAACTTATAATTGCTAAATTCCTGGACGCAATTTTGTGCTGTTCTTAGAACAAGTTCTGTGTATGGGTTTTGGTCTCTGTCTTCTCCCGCTTTTACGTTTCTTACCTCGAACCAATACTCCATCTCCACCCCCTTCTATGAGTGCAATCAACTCTTCTTCCAAAATTTCATCTTCGTCCATAGTCCTCCAATAAGTCTCAAAAACCCCTAGCGCACTATTTTGTTTCCATTTTACGGAAGAGACTTTGCGCTTCCCGCTCCTAAGAGAGCTAACCCGCTTGTATACTAATATTGTATACTAGAATCATAGCACACTTTTTCTATTTTGTCAAGTACTTTTTTTAAGAATGTCTTTGAGTGCTCCAGAATTTAACCATTGAGAAAATAAGTAAGAGTCATAGTTTTCCTTGCTTTTTCTTACCCATTGCAGAAATTCAACAACAAGTAAAAATTCTTCCTCTGATATATTTAATTGCATTTCAAATTTGGCGCCTTCTAGGAGAGTTGAACTCCTGTCTCTTGGCTGACAACCAAGTATAATTTCCGTTATAAGAAGAAGACTGGCTCCAGAGTTGGGGCTCGAACCCAAAACCTTGTCCTTAACAGGGACCTGCACTACCGTTGTGCTATTCTGAATTGGCGGAAGACTGTGTAGTCGAAACACACACGTAAGTGCGCTACGCTTAGCGGGCGCGCCTTGCTCCTCGCAAGTTAATCTTCCTGGTACCTAAGGTGAGATTCGAACTCACAACCCGAAGGCACGGCTTCTAAGACCGCTGTGTAAACCGTTCCACCACTTAGGCTTGGTGGCAATCGCTAGGGTCGAACTAGCAACGCGTGGCGCTTCAAGCCACCGCTCTACCTTTGGAGCTAGATTGCCATGGAGACACTGGTCGGATTCGAACCGACGTTAGTACGTTTTGCAGGCGTACGCATAACCACTCTGCTACAGTGCCTGGTATTCGCGGAAAGACTCGAACTTTCACTAAAACGAGTTTGAATCGTTTGCCTCTGCCATTGGGCTACGCGAACTGGTACTAGAGCTGGGATTCGAACCCAGACTTTATTGGTTTTAAGCCAACTTTCTCTGCCGTTGGAATACTCTAGCATGGTGCCAAATCTAGGTAATGCTCCTAGTGAGGGTTGAGCCCAACTGCTTTACAGGCAGCCCCGCCTCTTTAACGGATTACTTTGGCATGGTCGGAGAGGTGAGATTCGAACTCACGGCCTCGCGGTCCCAAACCGCGCGCGCTACCGAGCTACGCTACACTCCGATGGAGCACCATCTCAGAATCGAACTGAGAACTACTATTTACAAGATAGTCGTTATAAGCCATTTAACTAAAAGTGCTTGGTGGACAAC